TAGAGACACCTGGTAATGGTTTTATACATTTTAATAAGTCTTGCGACGATGAATATTTCGAACAACTCTTAGCAGAAAGGCCTATTATAAAACAAATAAAAGGTTTCTCTGTTAAAGAGTATGTAAAAATAAGAGATAGAAATGAAATTCTTGACCTTTGGTGCTACAATTTAGCAGCCATAACGGTTTTGCAACCCAATTTTGATAAAATTGAGCAGAATTTGTTAAAAGAAGCCGAAGAATCTAACAACCTTGAGAAATTAAAAGCAAAATTTGACGAAATACCCAACCCTTTGCAAGGCGATTCAAATAACAAAAAGCCATTAAAACAAAAAGCGCGTAAAAGCTCTTGGCTAAATGGTTGGTAATGGATTTTTACTTTTTATTTTGATATAATAACCCAAACCAAAGAGGGGGTAAATATGCTACCCTTGCAAGCCTATGCAGGCGACACAATCACTTTTGATATAACACAATTAGATACCAATGGGCAATATAGTCCTTTAAATGGTTGGACGGCAATCGTAATTTTTTATAATTCTAAAGATACATACCATTTTAGTGCCTCGATTATCGAAGATGTATACTATTTTACGGCCTTAACAAATAGCTCTTGGGTGGCGGGTAAATACCAAGTTGTCTTGAGATTTAGCAAAGGAACAGAAGTTAACACAGTATTTTTGGGCGAAATAAGTATATTACCAGACCCCTATGCTAACCCTGTCGATGACCGAAGCCACGTTAAAAAAGTTCTTGATGCGATAGAGGCAGTAATTGAAGGGCGAGCGTCGAGAAGCGAAAAAGAGTATACACTTGGCGATAAAAAGTTGGTTAGTATGACTCACGAAGAATTATTTAAACAGTGGAATAGATACAAATTTCTTTATAAACAAGAGTTGCAAGCGAAAGGGTTGGAGCCAGTAAGCAACCAAGTTAAAGTAAGATTTGTCTCTGATGTTAATAATTGGTTTAATTTTAGAGGGTTTAATTGAGTATACTAGATATCTTTAAAAAAAGTAGAGCGTTTGAAGAAACTCAAAAGATTGCAAAATCTAAAAGATATTATCAAGGGGCAATAGCCAATAGACTTACTTCTGATTGGTTTACTACGAATTTATCCGCCGATAATATTTTAAGATGGGCGTTATATAGGCTGAGGGCAAGGACAAGAGACCTCGAAAGAAATAATGACTACGCAAGAAAGTTTCTCAGAGAGGTGGAGCAAAATATAATAGGCCATAACGGAGTAAAACTCCAGTGCCAAGCAAAAACTAAATATAAGAATTTACCTGACTCAGATAAAAATACCGAAGTCGAGCAAGCTTGGATACAATGGGGCAAAGTGTCGGGAGTTGATGGCTCTAATTTTAGAGATATCTGTAAATTGGCAATGCGAAGGGTTGCTGTTGATGGCGAGGTTTTGATAAGAATAATTAAGGGATACGATAACCCATTTAATTTTGGGCTACAGATTTTAGAGAGCGATTTACTAGATGAAAAACTCTACGAAGATTTACCAAACGGGAATTCAATCGTAATGGGCGTTGAGAAAGATGGTTACGGAAAGCCTGTTGCTTATTGGTTATTTAACAGATACCCGTATGATTTAAACACGCAAGGCGTTAAACATATAAGAGTGCCAGCAGAAGAAATGATACACCTATTTATGCGAGAAAGGCCTACCCAGACCAGAGGCATACCGTGGTTTGTGTCGGCAATTATAAAGTTAAGAATGCTTGGAGCATACGAAGAGGCGGAGCTTGTCGGTGCAAGAATTGGTTCGGCAAAAATGGGCTTTTTTACTCAGAGTTTAGAGGGCGCGGAGTATACGGGCGATAAAGAAGAAAGTGGAGACATAATATCAGAAGTTGAGCCAGGAATACTTGAAAAATTACCACCAGGCGTTGACTTTAAGCCTTTTAACCCAAGTAGCCCGAATACCCAGTTTGAGAATTTTAACAAGGCCTTATTAAGAGGTATTTCGTCGGGAATAGGCGGAGCATATAATACCATAGCTAATGACTATGAAAGTGTAAACTATTCTTCTTTAAGAGCCTCTGAATTGGAAGTAAGGGAATTTTGGAAGGACATACAAGAGTGGTTTATAAGTAATTTTTTAGATAGAGTTTATAATGAATGGTTGCCTTTTGCTATCTTGTCTAACCAAGTAAGCATACCATACACAGATATTAAAAGGTTTACCAGTATAAAGTGGCAGGCGAGACGATGGGGCTGGGTTGACCCACTGAAAGATGCGCAAGGTAAGGTTTTAGAGATGGATAACGGGCTAACCACCAGAACACAGATTTTAGCCGAGCAGGGAATAGATTTCGAAGATTTATTAATTCAAATGGCAGAAGAAAAAGCACTTGCCGAAAAATACGGCATAGATTTGAGCCTTTTAACAAGTAAAAAAATAACACCACCGCCTATGAATCAAGAGGCGCAAGGGGGTATAAATGGCGAAGCAGGAACAGACCAAAGCCAAGAGCCAAACAATCAAAACGGAAATTGAAAAAAGAAATTTCCAAATAAGGGCAGAAGATATCAACCAAGAGCAAAGAACGATTACTTTCCCTTTTAGCTCCGAAGAGCCTGTTGAAAGATGGTTCGGAATGGAGACTTTAGACCACAATCCAGGTTCGGTTGATTTGTCTCGAATGGACGGAGCACCACTCCTTTTGGACCACGACCCAACAAAGCAAATTGGAGTATTAGAAAAAACTTGGGTTGATGGCTCTGTGAAAAGAGGCTATACGACGGCACGATTTTCTAAAAATCCATTGGCACAGGAGGTCTTGCAAGATGTAATAGACGGAATACGAAAGAATGTTAGCGTTGGCTATAGAGTCAATAAAATGGTTTTAGAGAAGCAAGACCAGAATGCGGATTCTTATCGTGCAACAGATTGGCAACCGCTCGAAGTCTCAGTGGTATCTATACCAGCTGACCCGACGGTTGGGATTGGGCGAAGCGAAGAAATAGAAACACAAATAATAGATTTAAGAAAAAAAGACAAGGGGGCCGAAATGCAAGAAAAAGACAACGTAAAAGTAGAGGTAAATGAGAACGAAATCAGAAAACAGGCTATAGAAGCAGAGCAAAAAAGAGTTTCCGAAATATTAGCCATAGGAACGGAACACGATTGTTTAGATTTAGCTAAAAAATCTATCCAAGCGGGCACGAGTGCGGGCGAGTTTATGGGCATTGTCCTTGAGACCAAATACAAGGCAAGAAAAATCGAAGATGTTAACCCTAATATTGGATTGACTGAGAAAGAAGCAAGAAGCTTTTCTATCGTAAGAGCAATAAGGGCCTCTGTAGATAATGATTGGAGCAAGGCAGGATTTGAGAAAGAGGCAAGCGAGGCGGTAGCAAAAAAACTAAATAAAAGGGCAGAAGGTTTCTATATCCCAAATGATGTAATGACTACACCACTCCAAAGGGATTTGGGCAAAGCAGTCGGAACAGGCTCTAATGTAATAGCTACTGAATTATTGACCTCTGAATTTATTGACCTTTTGCGTAATCGTATGATGGTTAACAGAATGGGCGCAAGAACTCTAAGCGGTTTGATTGGCGATATCGCAATACCAAGACAAACGGGCGGAGCTTTGGCGTATTGGCTTGCCGAAGAGGCGAGCGTAAATGAAAGCGACCAAACTTTTGACCAAATAGCAATGACTCCAAAAACTATTGGAGCGATGACTCAGATAACAAGAAAGTTGCTTTTGCAGTCCTCGATTGACGTAGAAGCTTTTGTAAGGTCTGACTTAGCCACAATAATGGCTTTAGCAATAGATAACACTTGCTTGAATGGAACGGGAACGGGCCAGCCTAAAGGTATTTTAAATTACTCTGGAATTGGAGTTGTCCCTATTGGAACGAATGGCGGGCAGATTACATATAATAATATTATTGCTCTTTGGGCCTCTGTAGCAAATGCTAACGCAGATTTGGGGGCTTTGGGTTGGCTAACTAACTCAAGAGTAATTGCTAATATGAAAGTAACCCCTAAAGTAACCAGCTCTACCTATCCTATTTTCTTATTAGATAATTTGCCAGATAGAACGGGAATGACAACCCTTGAGGGCTTAGCTTGTGGAATGAGCAACCAAGTTCCATTTAACTTAACTAAAGGCACGGGGACCAATCTATCCGCTTTAATTTTTGGCAATTGGAATGATTTAATAATCGGACAATGGGGCGCAATAGATGTATTAGTTGACCCATACACGGCGGGCGCAAGTGGTAGCATAAAAATAAGACTCTTGCAGGATTTAGATATTCAGATAAGGCACCCACAGTCCTTTGCAGTAATCAATGATATAATAGCATAAGAGGGGCAACCCTCTTTTTTTGAGGTGGTAAAATGAAGGTTAGAATTTTGCAAGATACGATAGCTGAAGGCAGAAGCCTTTTT